AAATGGTCCACTTATTTCTGCAACAGCTCCTGAGTTCCAGTCAGACGGTGCTACAGCACTTGCACATGGCGACTTATGGATTGATACAAGCGATTTAGAAAATTATGCAATCATTCGTAGATGGCAAGAAGATGCAAATGCCGTAGATGGATGGGTGCTTATTGATAATGCAGATCAAACATCAACAGACGGTGTTCTATTTGCCGATGCACGTTGGGACTTAGATGGTACAACAGATCCAGTTACTGGTGACATACCGTTAATTACTGATTTACTAGCAAGTGATTGGCTAGATCCAGATGCACCAGAAGCAGCTTTATACCCAGACGGTATGATACTGTGGAACACACGACGTGGCGGTTACAACGTTAAAGAATTCCGCGTTAATTACTTTAATGCAGATGATTTCGATCTAACTGATTGGTTGTTAGCCAGCGCAACAGAAACAAATTCGTGGGTAACAGTATCAGGACTTAAAGAAGATGGAAGCGCAAACTTCGGACGTTTAGCACAACGATCATTAGTTGTACAGGCTATGAAAGCAGCGGTTGATACTAACTCAGACATACGTGAAGAACAACGTCTGTTTAACTTAATGGCAGCACCAGGATATCCAGAACTTATTCCTAACATGGTTGCATTAAACAATGAACGTGCTAACACTTCGTTTATAGTTGGTGACTCACCAATGCGTTTACCAAATACAGGATCAGAGATTGCAGAATGGGCATCTAACGGTGACGGCTTAGGCGTTCCAACTAATGATGGTCTAGCAGCAAATGACGAATACATGGGTGTGTTTTATCCTTCCGGTAGAACAAATGACTTAACTGGTACATCAATTATTGTTCCACCAAGTCACATGATGCTACGTACTATTATACATAGTGACGAGCAGTCATATCCTTGGTTAGCACCAGCAGGCATTAGACGTGGTCAAGTCGATAACGTTAACGCCATTGGTTATATCGACGCACTAACAGGTGAGTTCCAGCAAATGTCAACACGCGAAGGTGTGCGTGATGTGTTATACACTAATAATGTTAACCCAATTACATTCGTTCCAGGAGCAGGCATTGTTAACTACGGTAACAAGACTACCAAACCAGGTACAGCACTTGATCGTATTAACGTATCACGTTTAGTTTCACATATTCGTATACAAGCTGATGCACTTGGTAAGCAGTTTGTATTTGAACCAAACGATAAGTTAACACGTGATGAAATCAAAGGTCAGATGGAACGTATGCTTAACGATTTAATTGCAAAACGTGGCATCTATGATTACTTGGTAGTGTGTGATAAGAGTAATAACACACCAGTACGTATTGATCGAAACGAACTTTGGGTTGATATCGCAATAGAACCTGTAAAAGCAGGCGAATTTATTTATGTTCCAGTTAGAATTAAGAACACAGGTGAAATTAGCGGCGGATAATAGCTTCTTAGCTTAATTTAAGAGCGGTCTTCGGGCCGCTTTTTTATGGCGGTTTTTTCACGATGACAAAATGATAAATAACAATAAGAAATATATAACAGGAGACAAATAATGTCAGTTTCATCCTTAACAAAAATGACCACTCCATTAGCGAGTGATCAAAGCGCAACAAGCCAGGGCTTGTTAATGCCAAAACTTTCGTATCGCTTTAGAGTGGTATTTGAAAACTTGGGCGTATCTACACCACGTACAGAATTGACGAAACAGGTTAAGGATTTTAAACGTCCAAATCCAACGTTCGAGCCAATTGTAATTGATGTATATAACTCCAAAGTTAAATTAGCAGGAAAACCAAGTTGGGCTGATGTCACATAGTTGCTAAGTTACTTGGCGAACAGATGCAGAAGCAATTTGATTTCATGGAGCAGGCTTCAGCAGCTTCAGGTATCGATTACAAATTTACTACACGTTTAGAAATGCTAGACGGCGGCAACGGCGCACACGAACCAACAGTCTTAGAGACTTGGGAAATGTACGGTTGCTACCTATTAGGCGTTGATTACGGCACTGTAGATTATGCATCAAACGACCCAGTTATGCTAGGAGTAACAATATCGATTGATAATGCAGTACAGACACCACTAGGCAGTGGTATTGGTACAGACGTTGGTCGTACGTTAGGCAATAACGTAACAGGTTAATAGCCCATGAGCGGCTTAGACAAGTTAAGTAAACTATTAGGCGCGAAATCCGGATCCGACTTGTTAAATCAAGTCGGAGATGGCTTCTTTGGCACTGATTACCAAAAGGATTATGCACATGCTTCAAAGCTAATGCGCCCAAACGGGTTAGCACTAGCACCTAAGCAAAAGTTCCTATTCCACGTTTACTTTAATCTCTCAGATCCATCATTACTTAAATCTTCAACAGACAAAGGACTAGTTGGCGCATTAGTTAAAAGCGTACAGCTTCCTTCGTTTAAATTAGATACCGAAGAGTACATTCAATATAATAGAAAACGTTTAGTGCATAATAAGATTATGTACGAACCTATTACAATAAAATTACACGACGATGGCGAAGGCAATGTACTTGACATGTGGAACAGCTACTACCAGTATCATTTTGCAGATTCAAAGTACGATTATAATGAAGGTATTCAGACCGCTCCAGGACCAAATGGAAAAGCAACGTACGGTGATAGAGATCTTTACAATAGAGATAGAGTAGGACAACAAGCTGGGTGGGGTAAAACAATTACTTCGCAATTCTCAGACGGTAACCGCAAGCCTGCGTTCTTTAAAGATATAAAGATTTATGGTTTCAACCGCGGAGGATATATTGCGTACACGTTAATTAATCCTGTTATAACAGCGTGGAATCACGATACATATGATTATGCAGAATCAAATGGTGTAATGGAGCACTCTGTAACATTACAGTACGAAGCAGTTAAGTATTCGGACAACGAGACAGTTGGCCCAGGTGGCGATAATGTGGACGGTTTCGGACACAATCATCCTGGACGTTACGATACAACGCCAGGCGCATTAGGCCCAGGCAGTACTGCATCATTATTTGGACAAGGCGGCATCACTGATACTTTAAGTGCGATTAGCACAGACTTAGCGAACGGCAACATTGCTGGCGCAATTCAGAAAGCTGGCGCGTCTGGCAGAACATTCGGCAGTATTGATAACTTAAGAGACGTTGTCACTGGTGACTTAATTGATTCGGCTACAACCGCCGGGCTCTCAGCAATTAGCAATATACCAAAAGGTACACTAAATTTTCCAACCGGTGGTAATACTACGAAGAATGTAGCAGCATCACCAAAGAAAGTAGGCTAACACAATGGCTATTAATGATTCAAATACGTTAAATGATAATCGTCCTAGCGATTCTAATGTGTCGCAAGCAATCAAACGCGAACAAAGAACTCTACCACCAGCAGGCCCAGAGTACGATCATGTTTTAAGTGTGTTTAAGAAAATAATGAAAGATGAAGGCGCCGCTGCAAATTTTACACAATCACTATATCGAATAGCACAAGAAACCGGAACTCGGGTTATTTCTATTCTAGAATCGTTAATTCGCCAACAACATTGTATGGCGTGCAAAACCCCACCAGACCTAATTATTATGCCGGTCGGAATGTGCTGAGTTAATATGGCTCGCAGGGGAAGTACTAAATTCTCGCAAGGCGTCTACTATCCACGTAACCCAGAGAAGTACATTGGCAAAGGCAAAATAATTTATAGAAGTTCATGGGAAAACCACTTTTGTATTTTTTGCGATTCAAATGATCACGTACTTGAATGGGCCAGTGAAGCTGTACGCATTCCATATAGACATCCAATTACAGGTAAGCAAACAACATACGTACCTGACTTCCTAATAAGATACAGAACTAAAAACAACAAGGTTGTAACTGAGCTTATTGAAATCAAACCAGCTGGGCAAAGTGCTCTTAGAGAAGGAATGAATCAAAATCAACGCGCCACTGTCGCTGTTAACGAAGCAAAATGGATAATGGCCAGGAAGTGGGCCAAGAACCAAGGCATTGTGTTCAGAGTTATTACAGAACATGATATCTTTGCAAACACTAAGAAGAAATAACATTTCGATTTGGCTCTCCGGCTAAATACGTACATGACAAAGAAATTATCCGAGTTATTTGATCTACCACAAGAAGATACAGTTGTCGAGACTGAAGAAACTCCGACTGAAGAACCATCCGCTGAGATAATAACTACAGAAGCTCTGGCATGAATGTTGAAGCTAGGATAGCAAATGAAATATTAGGCTCAGCAAGTCAATTCCTTGGCCATGCTATTACAGCTAAGAATGCCAAAATTACCAAAAAATTAAGGATGATCGATTTACAACTTAAGAAAGCCAAGCTAGATCAGTCTAGTGGCGGCGAAGAAGCATCCGAAGGTGAAGGAAGGTTACTAGACCGTAACGAATTACTTGCTGAAGTACTTAGGATAGCAAAAGAAGAACAAGACAAAAAGAAGTAAATCGATAAATATATAAAATAATGCGAGCAAACACTTTATGAAAAACTTGAACGAATACTTAACGTCATCAGCAAAGCAATACGATTATCGTATTAAGATTGCAGGTGATTTTCCTAAGGAATGTTATGAAAAACTTAAGGCGTCACTAGATATGTTTGATGTAGCTAGTTGCACAAAACCTAAAACGACCCCTATTCAAAGCGAGCCACTACCTATTCAAAGCGAGCCACTACATTTTCCAGGATTACAGAACGAAGAAGTTAGTATATTTGATGTTACATTAAATTATCCAGCAAACCCAGACCAAATTTCGGAACTTGCTAGAAAATGTGGCGTTGACTTAGCTAACCTTGTTGTACTTAACAAAGACTTTGACGATAGTATGAACAAAGAGGCAGAAGGTGTAGAAGATACTACACGTTTAGAAACTCCGGACTATCCAGCACAAACTACAGAACAAAAAGACGCTAGTGATGCATACGCAGACAGCTATGAAACCGCAGCTAGGGAGTTTGCAGGTGAAGTTAGCACAGATTTTGAGGTAGCAGGCGAGAAGACAGCGCCAGCAAAATATTCAACAGACAAAGACGACGGCAAGGATAGTCCACTATCGAAGGTCAAGCGTTTTTTAACAATTAAGGACATACTAAAATGAGCGACATGAAACTATATAAGATCTTAGAGACCTTTGACAAACTGGAATCAGCTAATGATAAGCTAGAACCTTATGTTGCTGAAGAAAGCGATGCCGAAGGTGCAGCTGAACGTATACATGCAAGAGTAGCAGCTCGTGATGCAGACGAAAGCGAAGTTCAAGAAACCCAAACTAAAGTCCAAACAATGGGCAACAAAGTCAGAGTTACTACAGACGGTGACACAACAGAATTTGACGATACTGAAACCGCAGCGGCAATGATGGGTAGTAAAGACGATGAAAATCAGTTTGCTACTGAAGCAGTTAGCGACGATGACGGCGACTGGGCATACGATAACAAGAAAGATAAAGATTTAGACGACAAGCACGATGAAGAGCTTGCTAAGAAAGAAAAAGAAGAACTTGACGAGTGGGCTCCAGAAGTGTCACAGGATCAAGACTGGGACGATGACGATGACGACGACGACGACGAAGTAGTTGACGAAGGTAATGCAGTTGAAGAAGAAGCAGTTACTGAAGAAGTAGTTGACGAAGCAGCCGAAGATGATGCCGAGGAAGTTACTGAAGAAGCATTTGGCCACATTGATGATTTTGATAGGGACCAAGGCATTGCACAAGGTACTGAGTTTTCAACTTTTGATAGTGAAAATGAAGCACATCGCAAACGTTTACAACGTGGCACACCAGTCGTACTAAGTCCAGAAATTTGTTCAGACGCAGCAGGTAACCGCAGGGGTGTGTTTGTTAACCGTAGCACAAGTGGTCACTTTGGTACAGTTATACGTGATTGCGATGGCCAAACAGTTAAAGTTCATTTAAGCGATATCGTTTCAGCAGAC